CCTTCTGCCGGCGTCGGATCCTGCTGGAGCTGGCCTGCGGTGCCGTAGGTGCCGAGGAGCTGCTTGAGGTCGGTGATCTCCTTCTCGCCGAACCGCTCGGGGCAGATCAGCTCGCCGACTTTCGTGCGCGGGTCGTAGGGCCCGAGGATCGTCGTCCTGCGCTTGCCGTCCCACTCGGCCGGGATCATCAGGTGCTCCCACCCGCCGATGTCGTTGAGGATGTGGCCGCTGATGTCGCGCTCGTGCAGGCGCTGCATGATCGTGACCATCGCGTCCCGCTTGGGGTCGTTGAGCCGCGTCGACCAGACGGTGTCGAACCAGTCGAGCGTTGTCTCACGGATGGCATCGCTCTGCGCGTCCTGCGCACTGTGAGGGTCGTCGAGGATCAGGCGAGATCCGCCCTCGCCCGTCGCGGTGCCGCCGACCGAGGTCGCCAGCCGGTAGCCGTTCTTGTCGGTCTCGAACCGCTGCTTGGCGTTCTGGTCGCCCGCGAGCTGGAAGAGCTTGCCGAAGTGCAGCTGATACCACGGACTCTGGACGAGGCGCCGGGCCTTGAGGTTGTCGCGGATCGAGAGAGCGGACGAGTAGCTGGCGCAGAGGTACTTGTGGCTGGGGTCGGCGAGCCACTCCCACATCGGCCAGATCACGCTGACGATCGTCGACTTGGAATGCCGGGGCGGGATGTTGATCAGGAGCTTGCGGATTTCGCCGTGGCTGACGGCTTCGAGGTGCTCGCAGATGATCTCGATGTGCCAGCTCGGGATGAAGCGGATGCCGGGCTCAACCGTCGGCCACGCCTGCTTGACGAACTCGTAGAGGTTGGCGGTGGCCCGCCGCATGACCTCCTCGCCATCCATCCTCTTGAGGATATGACGAAGCAGCGCGCTCATTGCGGCTCGTTTTCGAGCGCCTTCTGGATCAGGGCCCTTGCCGTCGCCAGCTCCTCATCGGAGAGGGCTGAGAGGTTCAGGTCGAGGAAGCCCTCGTGCTGCTGCTTGATCGCGCCGCCGTCGGCTCCGGTGATCTCCTGCTTGACGGTGTCGCGCCAATCCTCGGCGAAACGGTTCTTCATCTGGAAGATGTAGGCGGTTGCGCTGAAGCCCTGCACCCCTCCGAAGGTGGCGATTCGGCCCTGCTCTTCCCACCAAGCCTGTGATTTCATCAGGCCAAATCTTATGGCGTCGGAAAACTCAGGGTTGCTTTTCCTCCATTCGTGGAGGGTGTCACGGTGAATGTTCAGGGCGTCGGCCATTCCGACGAGGGTTTTGCCCTCTGCTCCGCACTGGATGACGATCTCGCACATGGCGGGTTCGTACTTGGTCGGGCGGCCTCCCGGGTGCTTTGCCTGTGCCTGCTGGGGAGCTGGCTGTGGCTTGGTCTTGCGTGGCATGCTGCGGTCCTCTGTGTGGTCCGTCAATGTGTGCCTTGTCTCATGTCTGGGGTGATTTGTCGAGGTCACAGGCCCGTGGTCACTCTTCGCCCAAGACCTCGCGCATGATCTCTCGGGCTCGCTCTGCCGAACACCTCGGGTCGACTGGCTCTGGAGGGTTCGATTGCCTTTCGAGGGCATAGATGACGGCGTGTCGGTCTCTGGTCATCCTCTCAAGGTCTGGCTCAAGATCTGCCCACGTCGGGAAGAACTTGTGCGTCCTGTTCAGCAAGACGTCGCGCAGGATGTCAGCGGGGTAGCGTTGAAGCCGAGAGACGTATGCGCCGATGCGAAGCGTCTCGGCGAAGTCGTCGTCGTTGCGCTTGGCGGTGATGACCGAGAGCTCGGCGAGCCACCCCTCGATCATCTCGGCTGTAGCGCGCGCAAGCGCCTTCCTGAAGTCGTCGCAGACCTTCTTGATCTGCTCCCTGTCTCCCCGGACGCTGACGCCCTTGAAGACGCTCTGGACCGGGAGCGGCCTGCCCTTGTCGTCTCGCGGGAAGCGGTGCTCATAGATGATGTCCAAGTCGACGTTGCGCGACGATGCTCGCGAGACTAGTGCCTTTTCGACCTGATACGGCGTGTGGCTGGCTAACCACTCCACGACCCGCGTATCGCTTTGCGTTGCCAAGCCATGTTCGCCATGCTGCGTTCCAGTCCTTGAAGGAACTGCCGCGCGCGAGATGATAGTCGCGGAATCGATCTGCTTCATGGTTGATCTCCTCATGGGTGAAGCCGCGCGCCTCGGCGTCGGCGATGTTCTTCTCGGACGGGCACCATTCATCTGGAAGAGACACCGCTCGGGAGGGCTTCTTCTTCTCTGGTTCACTTCCTTGGTTAATCATTCCAAGGTTAAGGGTGCGCAGATTCTGCGTAGGGCCCTCTGAAAAATCTGCGGGGGGGGTGCGCAGATTCTGCGGGGCGGTCTCGACCAAGTGGAGCGTGTAGCCGTTCGATGTCTGCCCGCGTCCACTGACGATTCTGGTGTGTCGCTTGAGCAGGCCGATCCGCTCCAATTCGGCGATGTGGCCTTCGACGGCGCGTCGAGACATCTCGCAAAGATCCGCAAGCCTGTTGATGCTCGGGAAGCACTCGCCCGTCTCGCCGTTGTGATGGTCGGCGATCCAGTAGAGGACGATCTTCGCTGCTGGCTTGATGCCAGTTTGTCGCATCGCGAGTGCGGTCATGTAATGGCTCATGGCCGCACCTTGCGCGGACGCTGATGGACGTGATATAGCTTCGACATGTGGCGAACCCTCCCTTCGCTGCTCTGGGCGGGTTGAGCGCGCCTACGCTCCCCGCCCGCCTTTTCTACACCATCTCTTCGATCAAAGAAAGCCGGTAGGCTGTTGTATAATCGACCCCGAGCACCTCGGCGATCAGCTTGCGCTCGAAGCCGTCGATGTACGCCGATCTGACGAAGTGCCAGCGGCCAAGCGAGATCTTGCCCTTCCTGCGCCCGGTGCTGCCATGCAGGCAGACGCCGTAGATCGCCTCGAGGTCGTCGAGCATCGCGCGCAGGCGCACCTTGCGAGCCTCGGTGTCTGGTGGTAGCCTTCCCATCACGTCCTCCTTGTCGCATCAGACTGCCCTCGGCTTCGGCCGGGGGTTTTTTTACGAGATCGTTCCCCGCAGCGCGCCGATCGCGAGCAGCGCCGACTTGACGTCGTTCACCACCGCCGCCTGCCCGCGCCAGAGCTCGTGCCACTCGACCTGATCTTCGGTGAGCTTCTGCGCCGATGGCACCTTCGACCCGTCCTTGACCTCGAGGAGGTAGTTCGCGCGCTGGTAACCCACGAGGAGATCGGGGCACCCCTTGCCGACCGCGTGGAGCGGCTGCACGGTGGCGCCGGCCATGCGCAGGGCCGCGACGATGTCGGCTTGATTGGCGTCGACCTTAGCTGCTCGTCTCATGGCGCTTCGATGTCCAGAGCCGCCATGATCCGGCTTTCGTAGTCCCTCTGAGCCCTCATCTGCGCCTCTTCGAGCGTGAAAACTGCCTTCGAGTTTACGCCAGCGGGATAATAACCGTTGCGAAACCACTGCCACTCGTCGTCCTTCGCGCTTCCGGTGACCGAATAGTATCCCGACCCGCACGGCATCAGAGCGGCAAGACGCTGCGGATAGCCATTCTTGAGGCTGTCTTCTTTCCATTCTAGCTGCTTGACCTTCATCTCACCCCCTCCTGTGTTCTGACCTCATGCCGCAGGATCTCCATTGTGATCTGGCGCAGGGTCTGGTCGATCAAAGAGGCTCGCTTGCGCTGGCGCAGCATCCGCGCTCGGTTGCCCAGCTCGGCCAGACGCTCGCGTCTGAAACGCAGATGACCAATCTCGCTCGACCTCTGCTCTATGGTCGGAGCAGGCCCAGACGTAGCCTCGCTTGACCCGCTGCGACAAAATGCCCGGCTGGGCGAATCCCCAGCACCCGGGGCGGCGGCACACTCGACACGGACCCACATCACCAGCCCCCCTCGAAGTAGTCCGAGAGTTTCCGCAGGGTGTCGTAGTGGCAGTTCTTCGTCTTGCCGTGCTTGAGCTTGATCAGCGTGACGCGGCTCAGGTCGACCTCTCGCGAGACCTCGGAGAGGTTGACGTTTTGCAGGCGACTGGCGACTTCTTCGATCGTGAGCATGGGCTCCTCCTGTAAGTTTGTGCTTGCACCATCGCACAGGGTCGCTTACAGTGCAAGCACACAAAAACCACGGAGGACGACATGAGCGACCACAAGAACATCCACGCCGCTCTCTGCGCCGCGCAGGCGAACATGGGGCGCGTCACGAAGGGGTCGGTGAACCCTGCCTTCAAGAGCAAGTACGCCAGCCTCGCCGACGTGGTGTCGGTCGCGGTGCCCGCACTCAGCGAGCAGGGCATCGCGCTGCACCACACCATGATCCGCGACGAGTATGGCATCGCCATGCGGACGATCCTGACGCATGGGGCGACCGAGACCGAGATCTTCTGCGACGTGCCGCTGATCGTGGCGAAGAACGACATGCAGGGCATGAAGTCGGCGACGACCTATGCCAAGCGGATCGGCCTTGAGAGCCTCACCGGCATCGCGCCCGAGGACGACGATGGCAATGCGGCGGCCAAGGCGCCCCCGAAGGATGAGCCCAAGAAGGCGATGACCGTCGAGCAGTTCGACGAGCTGAAGGCGCTGATCGAAGCCACCGGCACCGACGAGGACAAGCTCTGCGCCTACATGAAGGTGTCGACGCTGCACGACCTCGACGCAGCCGGCGCCGCCCACGTCACCGCTCTCCTGCGCAAAAAGGCGGGCTGAGACATGGAACAGCGCACAGAGGAATGGTTCGCGGCCCGTCTGGGCCGCGTCACCGCCAGCCGCATCGCTGACGTCGTCGCCAAGACCAAGACCGGCTACGGCGCAGGCAGGGCGAACTACATGGCCGAGCTGGTCTGCGAGAGGCTGACCGGCCAGCGCGCCGAGGGCTTCACCTCGAAGGCCATGCAGCACGGCACCGACACCGAGCCGCGCGCGCGGGCCGCCTATGAGCTGGTGACGGGCAACACGGTCGTCGAGGTGGGCTTCATCGCCCGCGACGACATGGCCGCTGGCGCCTCGCCTGACGGCCTCGTGGGCGAGGATGGTCTGATTGAGATCAAGTGCCCCAACACCGCGACCCACATCGACTACCTTCTGAAGGGGTCGGTGCCGGGCAACTACGAGCTCCAGATGCAGTGGCAGATGGCCTGCACCGGGCGCAAGTGGTGCGACTTCGTGAGCTTCGACCCGCGCCTGCCGGTCGATCTCGAGATGTGGATCAAGCGGGTGGATCGGGACGAAGCCCTGATCGCCGACCTTGAGGCCGAGGTGCGCAAGTTCCTCGGTGAGCTGGATGAAATGCTGGACAAGCTGGAGAAGCTCAAGTGACACGATACGACCTACTCAGCCCGCGACAGGGCAAGGACGGAAAGACGAGGTGGTTCAAGGTCGGGGCGGGATTTCCGCGCGACAAGGGCGGCTTCTCGCTGATCTTCGATGCGCTGCCGATCCCAGACAAGGAAGGCCGCGTGCAGTTGCTGATGAGCGAGCCGAAGCCGCGCGAAGACACGGGCGGCTACCCGGGCCCATCAGATCGACCGGCAATGCCGCCGGGCATGGATGACCTCGGGGATTCGATTCCCTTCTAAGGAGAAATCATGGAACAGCTACAACAGATAATTGAGCGCATCGAGGGCCTGCTCGAGGAGAAGGCCACGACGCAGGAGCTCATCCGCGAGGCTTTCGCCGAGGCCAAGTCTGCTGGCTTCGACGTCAAGGTGCTTCGCAAGGTCATCGCGTTGCGGGCGATGGACCCAGCAGAGCGCGCCGAGCAGGAGGCGATCATGGAGATGTACCTCGCAGCACTGGAGAGCGGCGATGACCGCTCGTGACATCACGATCCTCTTCCCGCGCTTTACGGAGCTGGAAGAGGCCATGAAGAAGCACGGGGTCGACATCACTGTGATGACGATCAACGACCTCTTTGCCGCCGTCGCGAAGAAGCTGAACGAGCTGCACGACAAGAGATGAGCTACACCATCCGCCTCACTGGACCATCGCAGAGGGCCTACGCCAAGCGTCTGATCGACGCCGCGCCGGACTATGCGATGGTCACAATCAAGGCCGGGGACCGCACCCTCGAGCAGAACGCACGGATGTGGGCAATGCTCACCGACATCAGTCGCGCGAAGCCCGAGGGGCGGAACTGGCCGCCCGAGACGTGGAAAGCGGCATTCATGCACGCGCTCGGGCATCAGGTCCAATTCGCCGAGGGCCTCGACGGCACCGGGCCCTTCCCGCTCGGGTTCAGATCCTCGAAGCTCTCGAAGCCGCAGATGAGCCTGATGATCGAGTACATGTTCGAGTACGCCGCCCGCCACGGAGTCAAGTTTGAGACCGACGTATGAGACGCAAGGCGACGTCGACAACGAGCGCGAGGTCATGCGCTTGCTCTGCGCGAAGTGGCAGTGCCAGTTCGCCAAACTGCCGAAGAAGTACGCCCTCGACTATGTGCTGATCCGCCACGACGAGGTGAAGGCATTCGCCGAGGTCAAATGCCGCACGAACCCGGTCGGCGCCTATCCCACCTACATGCTCGCGCTCCAGAAGGTGATCGCAGCTGATCGTGCGGTGGTCCGACGCGATCGGCTACACGCATCTAGCCGGCGAGTACAAGGTGCGGGTCGGAGGCCGCGTCGATCGGGGCGACTGGCAGGACGTCGAGCCTGTGGTAGACATATCCCTCGACGACTTCGTGATGTGGGCGACCAATGCGCCGTGAGCCTTTCGGGCTGAAGAAGCCGAAACAAGCACGCGACCCAGAGCACATGGGCCGGGTGGCGCAGCTGCCCTGCGTGATCTGCGGGCGCTGGCCGGTCGAGGTGCATCACTGCATCCATG